AGTCGCCATCGTATAAGTGAGGATCGTACCACCCGTTACAGTAATGCGATAAGTTCCATTAAATTCAGCAGGTATAGCTCCTGCTACTGTTATGGTGTTGCCTGTAACCAATCCATGAGCTACAGCAGTTGTTAGGGTAGCGGTTAGGTTGCCTGTGCCACCCCTAGTAATTGTGCTAATGGTTTGGGCGGTGCTTGTCGTAGCACTTCTTGACCATCTTGTACCATCATAGACCACCATTGGGTCAACCCCGTTAACGGCTGGCATAAACGAACCACCAGCAGTTGTAATCATGGAATGAACCCACTTGCCATCGGTGTTACCTGTAAGACTAACAGTAGCCGTAGAGGTGCTGGTATCGTAAATAGTTGTTGTATTAGTAGCAAAGAGCTTAGTAACTGATGGGCTACTATAACTCATTAAAGACAAGACTTGCCCTGTAATACCTGTAGAAATCTTGGTGTAACCTTTTCTGAGGGTCACATCCGTAGGCGTAGGAAAGAAGTTGACCATCTGAACCGCATCCAATGGGTTCATTTCTGCCAAAGAATCCCTTGCGTTCCAACCACCAATAGGGGCTGGTAAGGAAGCTGTAACTGCCCGTCTTTGTTGAGCTACAGCCATGTTTAAGTCCCGTAGCCAGTATCAGGAATGTTAGCGTAACCGATAAGCACCTTCGTTGGGTAGGGTGCAAACGACAGATTGGCAGAGCCTTTATCGTTGGCTTTAGCGACATTCAGATAGCGGAAATAGTCTTGTTGCAATGAAGTAGTATCAAAGCCTTTAATTTGGAAATATTTAAGTTTTGTACCTAAAACCATGACTGTATCGTCAAATATGGTCGTGTCGGTATCAGCCGTAAAGCTGTTCTTTACTTGGTCGGTAGAACTTCTAGCCCAACCTTTTGAGCGGTATTCAAAACCTAAATACTCTTGTGTGTTATATGGTGGCCAAATTTGGAACTTATCGCCTAGAATACGCCACCTAATGCGTGGGCCTGTGGAGATATAACCCGACTTTAGCCATTGCCATTGTTGGGCATCTTCAGGGCCAAGCATCTGCCAATGTTTCGTTTTGTCCCAATGCGTATTGTCCGTAATGGTTTCAAAGTCATTAGGTAATGGGTATTTGGTCTGTGAAAAGGTAAAAGTCACGCCTGCGTATGTACCGCTAGCTAACTGGCTCATCACAATAGTGGATAAGCCTGTGCCTGAGTTGTAAGTTACGCTTGACACATAGGTATCTTGATTGATGCCTGTGCCTGTAATCGAATAATTGCCGTTTAGGGCGGTAGCGTCACCAGTAACAATAATGTTATAGCTTTGGTCGCTAACTGTAGCACCTACAAAAGTAACTGCATCGGTGTAAAACCGATACTCCAACTGTAAGCCTTGCCAATCATATTCCTTAACCAAGTCATAGCCAGTACGATTCATAAGGGCTAAAACCTGTTGGACATCTTGGCTAGTATTACCAGCAACATAGGTAGGAATAGCAAGGTTTAACTCGCTAGTAGTCTGTTGCACAAGTTGGAGCATCGTTGATGACATATTAGACTTCCTCTACGACTTTTGGTTTACGAGTTCGGGTTTTCTTTTCACCAACTGCCGCAAGTACAGCCGCCATTTGTTCTTGCATTAAGGCGAGCTTCGCATCAGTTTCAGCCTTGATTTTAGCAGTTTCTTCGTCTTTTTTGGCAAGTTCTTGCTTTAGCTGATTAATTTCTTCATCACGCTTGGATGCTTCAGCCGACTCGCTTGCAAGGTTTAGAAACGATTTAGCCTTATCCCGAAAGGCGTGGGGTGACATTCCTGCAATCATTCCAATGCGTTGTAGCTGTAAATCTGACGCATTAGCGATGGATTCTACAGTCATAAACTTTACGCCCTTAAGTTCTTGGGCTTGGGATTGGCTAATTAATGGCCATTGTTCGACAGGCGTCCCAATTATTTCATTGCTGTAATCTTGGGTAGCTTGATATTGAAGCCATTGGCGGGGAAAACGCTGTTTGTGGCTTTCCTGTGCGTAGGTATCAATTTCCGTCAGGTTATCCCCAGCGACCATGATTCGTACAAAATCAAAGTCTTTAAATATGGGTCTGCCTGCTTCGTTAGATTCATGTTCTAACTTCATTGCTCGCTTATAAAACTTAACTGCTAAACGAGAATCTGCGTTTTGCTCATCGCTTTCTATTGCCATTTGTAAAACTCCTTAAGTGGTTAAGGTACTGCGGTTGAAAAGAAAAAGGGCTACCCCAATTACGAGATAGCCCCTTGTTTTTACTACAATTTCTGATTAAACGCTAGTTTTTCCAAACCAACCATAATCACCTGATACCATCGACTCTGCTGGTGCAATATAAGTGCCACCAGTAGCAGTTGCGGCAAAGGTTGAAGCATTAACAGTTACATCGGTTGCACCTGCGGCAATCGTGCCACCTGCTTTAGCAAATACATAACGCAAACCATCAGAACCAAAAGTTTGTGAGCCGAGTGGGCCAAAACTAGGGATTCCAATAACAGTCGTGCCGTTAGTGTATTCAAACGATTCAGGCGTGATTGTTTCTAAGTCAACGCCTGCAATGGGGAGTACTGAGTAAGCCATGATTGTTTTCCTTTACAAATTAGGTGGTCAAAATACCCTGCAACTGAGCGTTGCTGGTGGTTAAATTGCCTGCCCATCCGTAGAGCTTAACAATCGCATCTTGGTTAATGGCTTGACGCTCACCACCGATAGGTACGAAATTACGCTCTTTGTGTGGGCGGAAGAAAATGTAATTGGTGTTCAAGAGATACATATAACCAGCATTTTCTTGATTACCAATACCACCACCGAGTACTACATCAGCAGATGTACCGCCACCATAGAACTTGAGGGATGCAAAACCTGCTGCACCACTTTCTTCGGTAGTAATACGCTGAATTGCTTGCAATGCACCAACAAAATACTGATATGTGGTGTTACCAGCGATGTACAAGTCAGCCTTGTCTGTGCCACGAACCTGCTTGATGGCTGCTTCAGTCATCTTAGCAAGGGTGTTGGTAGAGGTTAGACCAGTAGTTGCTTGGTTCTGCCAGAAAGACCAGTTTGCACGATTGATACCACCATAAGTACCTGTGGTTGGAGTTGTAGAAACTGCGGCAGCTAAGCCGTCAATGTTCTTACCACCATTACCAGTACCATCACCATACAAATCGCCTGAAATGCGGTTCAAAAGACGAGCTTCAGAAACTTGCATACGACCATCTAACAGGTCAATGATTGCTTCTTTGCTTGAGTTTTGGAGCATTTCTAGACCGCTCATTGTTACAGCAGCAGCGTATTGAGCAATTTTGAACTGAGCAGCCGAGATTGGGCTATCAGGAGCAATGTTCAATACTTCATATCCGCTATACGAATTAGCGTTGTTGGTATTTGGGTCGTTGTACATGATTTCTTCCAAAATCACATTACCACCCGAAAATGGGCGTACATTGCCCTTTGAGTTAAGTCTTTGCAGAATCGCATTGTTCTGCGTTAAGTTATCAGCCAATTCACCGCTACGACTTTGAATGGTTGTAGCGATAATATCGGTGATTGCTGAGTTAGCAAATGCCATGATATTTCCTTTTTAAGTTGATTAAAGCCTACCGCTCTCTGCTTCAGCCATTTGGGCCATTAGTAGAGAACGCCTGTCCTTTGCTTCGACTTTCGCTTGTGTTCCGTTAGGAGTAACGGATTTTGGGCTAACAGCCGTTGCTTTAGCTCTTGCTACTTGTGATGCCTTAGATGCTTGCGTGGTAGCTTGTTTTAGGAGTTTTTCCTGTTCAAACTTCCATGCTTCATCGTTCATACGCACCGCTTTGGCGTAAGCCGTTTCAAGGTCTTGGGCCTTACCTAGCTCAAGTAGTTGAGCCATTTCTTCCCTAACCATATCAAAGTGCGGAAACCGCTCTTTGTCGCTTCTTACTCGCTCAATCTCATTATTTAATCGAGCTTGTTCTTCTTGCTCAAACCGCCCTTTTATCGTGCTAACCTCTTGATTAACTTGATAAAGTTGTTGCATTAACTGTTGAGTATATGCGTCAACTGGTTGTTGCGGTTCGGTACTTTGATTTAAGTTTACTCCATAATCTTGTGCAAGTCTATGAAACATCTGTACTTTTTGTTCATAGGGTGCTTTGGTCAATACCATGTGGGCACGACCCAAGTTGTTTATCCATGCGGCAGGGTGTATTCCTTGTGATTGGAGTTCGGGGATAAACGGGTTAATTGCTTCCTCAAGAGCCTTTGCTCGTTCCGCTTCCGCTTTATATACGCTAACGCCCTTTTTAAATTCGTTCTCTCTTTGGTTGAGGTATTCAAGATGTTTTTTGCTTTCTTCTTTTGTTAATGTTTCGCCTTTGGCTATCTTATCCCAAAGAGGTAAAAGGTCTTTCTTCCAAGTTGTAGGCTTTGGTATATCGCCAATCTCAGGCTGTTCTTCGGGCTGTTCGGGTTCAGCCGTATCTTCTGCAATATCCGTAGAGCTTTCTTCCTCTGCCACCGCTTCATCTTTAGCGACAAACTGTCCCTTCTCATTGCGAGCAGGTTCGTCTTGAGGTACTTCCTCTTGCACTTCCTCATGTTCTTCCTCTACGGGTTTACCCTCATCTTGTGGCTCTAAGACTTCCTCTAATGCGGATTCCAACATCTCTCTGCGGTCTGCCATGATTGCTCCTTAACGATAGTTTAGTTTGGCGTAAGCAAGCTCGGCAATCTTGCGTTTACGGGTTTCTTGCTCTTTACGACTAAGCTCTACAGGCTTGTGTTGCTTGGGTACATCGTTACCTAACTCAATCATTCGGTGCTGTTTAAGATGTTCTCTGTGATGACTTCGGCTTTTAATCCATGTGCCATCAACCTGAGATACATAGCCATCAATGTCAGACATAACCATTGGGGATTCTTTGGCGACCATTTCTTGCTTTTGTTTCCATGCTTCTTCAGCTTCGGGTGTACCTATCTGAAACCCCCAAAAGTCTAGGTATTTCTCTTTGTCAGACTTGGTTTCTACATGGTTACTTTCGGTATATCCGCACTTAGGGCAAATACTCATAGTTTCTCCAGTAAATGTGGTAATTTGTGCCAATCGTGTTTTTTTAGCGGTACAACAGAGTCATACCATGTTGCATTTTTCCAACGCCAACAGATATAGTCATCTTCAGGCAATAGTAGGAAACATTTAACCCCCAATGCACCAGCAAGGTGAGCCGTAGCGGTATCGGGTGCAATCACCGCTTTCATAGACTTCATGTGGCAAGCAGTCTTAAAGAAGTTTTCTTTCCACCCGTCAGGGGGTAAGGGTTGAAATATATCGTCTGTAGCTAGATTTAAGGAATAGACATCGTTACCTAGCATTTCACGCAATATGGTGACATCAATAGATTTAATGTAATGGAGTGGCCCTGTACTGGCGTGCCAGTTAACCCCTACCTTACGCTCAATATCGCTAGGAATGGCGTTTAAATAGCCCTCAGAGCCTACAATCTTCTCTCGGCTAATAGGGAATGACTGACGCACATACATAGGGGCGTGTAAGGCGAAATGGGGCAAGCTCATGCTACCTACCCAATAATCGGCTTCTAGTGGTCTGCCTTCATCTCTAACGCAAGAAATGGTGTCTATACAGTCCATCTGCCCTAAAAGCTGCATGACGGACTTATGGCACATGACTGATACTTCTTTAGCCCCCCAAGCTTTGAGCATTGGTAGGAATCGGGAGAACTGAATAATGTCCCCAAAACCTTGTTCCATCTGCACAGTAATGTGTTTGCCGTACAGTCGTTCACCATTCCATTTGGGAGCTTTTACCCATTTGTCCCATTTTTCACCCGATGCTTCTCTGGTCTTGGGATGCCATCGAAACTCATAGAGCCGAAACCCTGATTGGTAATGCCCCATGTGGAGCAAGTCTAGTCCTTTTTTATATTGCCCGAAAGGTGTCATAAAAGCATCAGTAAGGATTCTTCATCATCCAACTCAGCTTGTCGCTGGGCTTCGAGAATCGCTAACTGTGCCGATATATTGGCTTGTTGCTTTCTGAGTTCTACCGCCCTAGACAACTTACTGCGTTGGTTCTCAAGGTAGGCAATAGACTGCTCTAGTTCTGTAGTATCAACTGGCGGTGTACCAGCCTTAACCTCTTGAATAGATTGTAGTTTATTTTGTTTCTGTTTAGCAACAATTTTTGGTGGGTCAACCAAATCTTTAATCTGTTGTTTTCTGCGTATCTTAGACTCTTGTTGGGCTTTGTATATTGCAAGCTGTCTAGCCCTAATCTTGGCATCAATTCTCTTAGCTCTGCGGATTTCTTCAGGTGTAAAGCCATCATGGGTGTCCATTAATGATGGCGTTGGAGGTACTCCGCTTATCTGGAAAGCGTTGTTTTGGAACGCATTAGCCTGAAAAGCAGTTTGAAACATTAGAATGTCCCGCCTGATACCCCTACAAAAGTAGTCGCAGTAATGGTTGTTCCAGTAATCGCTGCTGGTGCTGTATTCCCAATTACAGGGGGGCTAGATAAATCAAGCGTTCCACCAAGCGTTAAACTTCCAGTAGTGGTGACTGTGCCAGTTAAAGTCAATCCATTAACTGTGCCTGCACCGCTTACGCTAGTGACACCTGTATTACTTATGGTGATTGACCCTGCACCCTCAGTAATGCTGATACCTGTGCCATCGGTTAGATTGGCGTTCTTCCATACTCCAACAGGGCTGGTAGTAGCGTCATAAATTAAGACATTACCGCTTTGGGGCGAGGTTATCCGTACATCGTGTAGTTCGTCTAGTTCGTAGCCGTTGTCAATCTTGACATAGATAGAACCGACAATGTTATCTACACGCTCTACCCATCCAATAACAACTAATTGGTCGGGGGCTTGGGGTTTTGTGGTTGTTACCGCACCCGCAGTTGTAGGCGATAGATAAACTGTAGCACCTGCGGTTAAGCCTGTAGTGTTTAGCTTATACAAAGCACCCGATACGATAATGAAGCCTTCAGCACCGCTAGTCATGGTTTCAGCTACAAGACCAATCGTGCCAAATGATGTGGCTTCTACATCTGCCCTAGCTAGTTTGACAGCGACTCGGTTGCCTTGAGCACCTGAAATATAGACCGCTTGACCTTTAGTTAAAGTCGTACCGCTATCGTTGTAAACCCTAGCTAGTTCTTGAGTTCCTACCTGTAAGTTAACATTACCGCCTTTTAAGGCAACAATCGGTACTCCATCGCCATCATCCCAAGACATTGTGCCGACTGTGGTAGGTACTGTGGCAGGTGTGGTATCTAGTCCAATAGAATTAGCGTTAATCACATTGCCGTTATCGTCAAGTGTGACTGTGCTGTTTTGGATTAACTTGCCAGTTGTTAGGTCAAAACGAGTAATGGCGTTATCGGTAGCAGAAGCAGGGCCAACCACATCTCCACCTGCTGATGGGCTAGTGTTGGTTACAGTAAAGTTAGGATAAGTGCCACTTACAGAAATTCCTGTACCACTAGCAATAGCTACAGTTTGGTCAGGGGCAGTATTGGTTACAGTAACCGCACCAGTTCCGCTTGATACCGATATTCCTGTACCAGCCACCGCAGAAGTAACGCCTGTATTGGTAACAGTAAATGCAGGGTATGTGCCTGATGTTGATATACCAGTTCCACTAGCAATACTAACTGTTTGGTCGGGTGCTGTATTAGTAACTGTAAAGTTAGGGTATGTACCGCTAGTCGATATACCTGTACCTGAGTTCAATACAACTGTTTGGTCGGGGGCGGTGTTCGTAACAGTAATTGAGCCTGAAGTGGTAATTGGGCCACCCGATACACTTATTCCTGTACTTGCGGTTAAATTTACGCTTGTGACTGTCCCTAATGGGTTTGTAGCCCATGAAGTATCTGTTCCGTCAGTAGTTAGGTATTTGCCTGTATTGCCTGTCTGTGATGGGACTAAAGCATTAAACGCAGCATTAGCTGTAGTTTGCCCTGTACCGCCATTAGCTATATCAATCGTACCTGTTAGGGTATGGTCAGCGTTCCAATCACTAGGGCGTACAAGACTTGTATCCGCTTCGTCAGGGATTGTGCTGACTTTGCTATGTTTGACTGTAATAGCCATTATTGAACCCCTACAATTTTGCCGTTCTCATCTCGTACTACTTGCTTGGGTTGGCTTAACTTATCAATCAAAGCGGCTAATACTTGTGCCATCTGATTATTAGAGTTTTGCATATTCTCTATAACGGGTTGTAAAGGATGGTTTGCCATGTCGTGATACCCCATTGTGTCTTGCATAATCTTAGCCTGCTCAACTGCTTCGGTATATGCTTCAGTCCCGTCAGTAAAGCCTGCACTAATTCTAGCGGTTTCAATTTTAGTGCTGTTATCAAGGTAAGCCAACAGAATGTCTTTATTGTTTTCCATCTCGGCTTTCATCTTATCCAACTGTGCTTGCATCTCAAGTTCACGCTGATTGCGTTGGTCTTCTAACTGGAACTTAAGCTGATTCTCTTGGGCTTGGAATTCCTGTTTAGCCTTCTCAGCTTCGGTTTGAGCCTGAAGCTTTTGTACCTCAAGCTGAGATTGAACCTGCATTTCAGCCTGTTTGGCCTGCATCTGCATCTGCAACTTCTGAATTTCAACAGGCGGTGGTTTAGGCTGTCCTTCCATCGCCTTAGCTTTATTTCTAAATTGGTCGGCAGTTTCATCAATTAGCCCTTCCATGCCTTTACCAGCCTTAAATGCCGTTACTCCAAACTTTAACATTTCCATCAGCAATGGGGTTAGTTCGGGGGCTTGGGTAGCAACTGGCAACGCTTGGTTCATAAACTGGCTTAACGCACCTAAGAACTCAATTCTGTCGGCTTTTTCTTGTTGCTCGTCTTGGTAAATCATCGAATCGCTAGTAACTTCAATACGGAAGTTCTTAGCTGGTTCGTCTTTTAGGAGCTGTAAGGCTTGCGGTACTAACTGTTGGTCTTGTGGGCTTAGTTGCATTGCACCACTAATCTTAACAATCGTATCGTCAGTAAAGTGTTTGCAAATAATCTGAGCCTTGATACTTAGGAGTTCCGTAGCAAAGTCCACTACTGCGTGTTGCATGGTCTTAAGTCTGCCTGCTGCATTATTAGACTTAATTATCTGTGCCCCTAGTGTTTCATTGGGGTCGGTCTGCCCACGCTGAATGTCGGCAATACCCATAATCTCGTAAATCTGACTCTTAACTTGCTCCATTGCTTGATAGCACATAGTCAAGGCTTGGGCGATTGGGGTTATATCTACAAGGTCAATAGCCCCTTTCATGCCTTGTTTTTCAGCAAAAGCAGCCCAGTTCTTAACTGGAATCAGGGTATTGTTCTCACCTTCAGAGAATAGTCGGGCAAGGCTAGGTTCGGAAGCATCATAGACACCCCGTACTTTTAATGCGTTAATAAAGCCATCTATGCGGTCAGCAAGCGTGTCTAATTGCTTGGCTTGGTCTTGGTATAGAACAAAGTCAGGAATCGGCTCTAGGCTGTCTGTAGTCAATGTAGCGTACATTGGTTTTGGACATGGAAAGAATCCCTCTAATTGTAATGGGTCATCCTTTTCATCAAGGATTTCACCCATAGACTTGCTAACCCAAAAGACTTTGCCTTGTTCTTTATCCCAAATCTCATAAATACAGGCTTGGAAATGCTCGGCAGTCATCTGTTTGGTAGCCCATTTATCGCTATCAGGCTTGGTATCTAGGGGGATTTTGCTACCAACTTCTTCGCCAAAGCGGTCAATCAGAGCTTGTCTGCTCATATAGACTTTACGCCATACGGCTGTTACTTCTTCCCAAGTCCTGCCAACAGTCTGGCCAAAATCACGCCAATGGACATAATCAACAGGGGCACACTCATATTCAATGCGTTCTTCCGACTCCACCAGTTCAGCGTTTTCCGTTTCTGCTTCATCGGCATCCTCTGTTATTTGTAATCCGTTACCTTCATCTTGACCTGCTAGACCATCTCTTGTGGCACTTTGCTCTGCAACAATGTGTGGTTCGTAGCGTACCCATGCCGTTCCACGACCACCTAATAAGCGGTCAAGAACTGAGTTATCCATAGCGGAACGATAGTCATGGTAATGCTCAACCTCGTACTCTAAAGCCCGTTCTAGCATCATAGAAGCGACTCGACCAATAGGGTCGTTATCTCTAAATCTACGGCTTACATCGGGGCGAGGAAGTCTAGCAAAGATGGCAGGCTTGATAACCTGAACATTTGACCAAAGAATATTAAAGCGAGCATTGGGGTTATTACGGGTACGGCTGTCATCACGATAACGCTTAATGATTCGGGGAACTCTAGCTTCCCATTCCCTAAATG